TACTTAAGGCAAGTGTTCTATTATTTCTGAAATCAGTTAAAGAATCCCGGTAGTTATTCCCGGCATTTACATTACGATTTGTAATTTCCGCATTCATCATAGATTCCTGGTTACCAACTTGGGTTCTGTAGTTGGTCTGCGCATTAAATAGTTCTCCTTGACGATTGATATTATCAACCTTAGATTGTTGACGTAGCGCCATACTGGTTTGATTGTCTGCAAAGTTTCTATCGGCGAATGCATCAGCACCAAGCTTAGCACGATTTGAAGCGTTGATCTGACTGGACACATCCAAAGTCTTGTTCAATTTTACATTGGGAGTAAGTATAGGTGCATCAGGAGCTTTAAGCTTATTGATTGCACTTCGACCTTGCAGCCAGTTAGCTGCAGTAGGAAGAAAGTTCATAGCTGTCTGTCCTGCCCCAACAAAATCAAATCCTTTAGCTACAGAATTAGCAGGAGAAGGAGGAGAAGGAGGAGAAAATGTAGAGTTAGGATTAGTAGCAACTAAAGAATTATATTCAGGTATTTTAGATCCCCCAAATCGCGTATCTTTAAATTGATCTAATACGTTTACACCCTTACCAGCTTTAACAACCGATCCTTCAGCAGTCTCACCACCATTTACAGACTGCTGATATTCGAACAGTTCGTCTTCCATCTGATTAAGTCTTCCAATCATATGAGCAACTGTCTGCTTATCCCGCGGAGTTCCCTTGGAATACTTTTCGTATTTCGCTTTCTTCTTGCCAAGAGTAGTCATGGCATCAGCTATTGTTTTCATATTATAATTTTTTTAATACTCTGAGTAAATGTTTAGGCACTGGAACTTGATCGGAGTACACTCGTTCTCCACCTTTCATTGCAACTCCACCGGTATCACTTGAATGTTTGGATCCATTTATTTTCGATAGTCCTGCAGATAGTCTTTTTAAAGAACCAGATTTATCTGTCATAGGAGTCCTAAAAGGACTGTGTGAAACTACTTCTCCACCTTCTGCGATGTAGTCAGGGGAAACATTTCCACCTTTACCGTACTCTTTAGGTTTAGATAAAGAATCAAACCACGAGGTTAACCCTTCATTAGCAGTGGACTCATCCATCTGTCCCCAAGCTCTAATTAATCGTGTGCGCTCTTCATCGGTTAAAGAAGGACCAGTGTACTCATCCAAAAGAAGATTGTACTTACTATCTACAGGAGCTTTCATTACTTCAGGTAAAGATTCTTTTGGATAGCGTTTCATCCCACGTATATCATCGATTCCAAAAGAATCATATGCATTTGTACTTCCGAACCATCCGTTCTTAGGATTTGGTTTCATCATCCAGTCTTCCAGTTCAATAGGAGGATCAGGAACTTCTCCGCCTTTAGCGAACTTTTTCACATCGGGTCCACTTATAGCATCGACAGTAGGTTTCTTCTTTACGATTCCACCTTTACCCATCATAGGTCTTTCAATCCCTTGGGAGGGGAAGTTCTGTAGAATTGCGCGAGATGCGATGTCGTTTACTTGACGTAGATTTCTTGCTTTGTTTGTTGCCATCTCTTTGTCCAAAGCGTCCTGACGTTCTTTATCTGCTTTCGCTTTGAAGAGTCCGGCTACTCCACCAACGATAGCTCCACCTGCAGCTCCCAAAGGACCAAGTGAAGCTCCCATAGAAGTACCATTCATTGCACCGGAAAGAATATCGGCTCCGTATCCTAACTTAGGCGGAGAATTCTTAAACTTATAATTTTTAAGGGAAGATTTGACAGCCATAACAGTATATAGTTGAAGTGTATGTTCACCGTGCTATATACTCTTTTTATGTGCTATCGGAAAGTAAGGCGTGCTGAGATATCTATCTCATACAAATATAGTACATTACTACGTGAATTGCTATCCCCAAGTCGAATAATATGGTACTTGTCTATGAACCTTTTTTGTTTATACCAATCAAGGTACAAATCTATATTCGATAGAACCGGTTGAAAGTCGACCATAGAAGGAATCTTATTATCGATCACAAGATCCCTGAACTCATTGAAATTCCATACTTTACGAGTAATGCGAGTATTTCCACCCACTGCGCTATTAACTATCTTCTCTCCACTACATTGGAAAGAGTTGTAGATTAAAGCGCGATCCAAGGTTAAGAAGTGATCCGTGTTTCCAGAAGCTGCGATATACTCACTCTGCCAGTTGACATTGGACAGAAGAGAATCTTTACCTGTTGGGAAAACAAAATCAATAAACCATGGCATTCTTACTCCAGCATATATAGAAGGGGAGAAGTCAACATTGTGCTTGTACAAAGTATTACCAACGATCCCATACATATTTCTCTTTGTAGAGAATAGCAGGTTAGGATAATAATCATGTTCTGAAACCCAAGCTTGATTAACTATAGAATAGCTGATTGTAAAACTATGCTCCTCGAAATTGATGTACTCATTTGCAGGGATGTCAATCATGTGATCATCAATATAAACACTGACTCCTTCAGGAGGAGGACTATCCAATACTAAAGCAATATGAACCCCAGTATACTTCTTAAGACTTCCTTTGTAATTGAAATACTTGTTCGTATCATAATAAGTATGGTCTCCAAGAAATCCAGCTTTTGCTTTAATGTCTTTCTTAGTAACAACTATCCTATAATTATCCTCATCGTAAGTTACTAAGAATCCAAACTGACCTACATTAGTATAGGGATATGATAGTGCTCCTTGACCAGCAGCTATTAACTGCGCATCCAATTCAGATCCGACATTTGATTTAAAAAACTCTCTGAGTCCATTATTAGAAATCTCCTTCAGCTCTTGATTAAGCAAGAACACCTTACCGTATTTACGGTCTACAAAGAAATATCCTGCTTTACTATAGAAACATGATTGTTGATCCTGCGTGCCGGCGTACCCACCAGGAACTGCCATGATCTCTTCAGGAGAAACAGCGAAGATCTCTCCATTGCCAAGGATAATATTTGTAGTGTCCCCCTTCATAGAAACCTGAGACATCGTTTTGAATAATGATTCTGTAGTATGAATAAGAAGTATTTGTCCGGCGGACTCTAGATTTACAATCTCTCCTTTATCCTTAGTCATCTCATAATAGTTCAGAGGGCTGAACTTTCTAATTGAAATAGAATCTCCTTCTTTAGTTTGGATATCCGACTCTATAATTCGAGTAGGAAATCTTTCTAAGTTGGAATCTCTATCAATATCGACATAAGCAGGATTCAGATCATTAAGTTTACATATATCCGGATTGATCCAGATATAATTGTCCATATGAGTTTTAGTACCTGTACCTACAAAATTCAATACGTCGATACCATTGTAATCAGTAGGATAGATAACCTGTCCATACTCTTCTCCTCTCTTACGAAGAGATGCATTAACCACAGAGAACATTGGACAAGACCATAGTAATTGAGTAGCAGGGGTACCATTATCGAAATTGGTGAAGAACCCAAAATCAGAGTTGTACACATCTCCCCCAAAAATAACTTCTGGGAGTGATGCGATTCCTTGTTCTATAAGAATAATGAACCCGGTTGATACGAGTTCCTGCTCATAAAATTTCTCATACACGTTTTTACGGTATGCGCAAAGATTGGCAAATATGAGATCTGCTCCAGGTGCTCCTTGAAAAGTCTTACTAACAGTAAGACTAAGAGCTGTCTCTCTGTAATCATCAGGAGTCTGTGGATCATACTTGTAAGATTCAACAGGAATTATCTGCTCACTTAATGTTCCAGAAGCTGGAGTAGCAAACGTAAATCCATTCTTAAGTACATTAGCAGTTCCACTTGATCGATATACCTCACTCTGTATCTTTATATAATTTGGATTGATACTCGGCGGAGCTTCATTAGCAAGAAGATCAGGAGAATAGAATCTCATTCCTTGTGCAAAAGACCAAACCGGATTAGCCCAAGTAAGCGCTGCTGGCTTATTAGTTACAGTATTTAAAATAACTCCTTGTGATAATACGGTGGAATTTTCAAATCCTCTTTTAGCATAGAATATCTCGAGTCCTTGAACAAGATCTTTTATTTCGTCTGGTATAGTAACATTACTAAATTCTACTCCGAGCATATGCGCGAATTTAGTTCCGATGTAATCCGTCAAACTCTTAGCTTCAGAGAATGTAAAAGATATTGATCCATTATACACTTGTAATGCTCCATACCCAGTTCCAACAAATTCAAATCGATCTCCAGGATCAACACGCACCTGTAGTATAGTCTTACTAAATATATCGAAAGCATTAGCAATAGGAGCCATGAACGGCATATCTTCTATTCTCTCTTCTACACTTACAGGATCTTGAGCATGTATTACTGTAGTTACATTCTGAGTATTTATCTTAACAAGCTTCATTTCGAATCCTGCTTGCCCGGGAGAAGGAGTAGTTGAGTCACAACTGATATTGGTCATAACAATATCTACGTAGCCAGAATTGTTTATCTCTAATTGCTTAGTGGTTGTATTGAAGGATGAGAAAGTTAATGGAGATGTCTGAGCTGATTGCACAGTAAATCTTCCTTGAGAAGATCCTCCGGAACTACCAACAGTCAAAGTTCTTGCTCCTGCAAAAGCAGGTTGTACTTCTGGTGAGTCGGATGTAGCTGTAATATACTCTCTACTCCATGATAGTAAATCAGGAATACCCGGAAATTTATGATGTCTTACGTTCTGTCCCTTAAAGTCTGGAAAGTCTTCTGGATATTTCTCATCTTCATTTTCCCAATAACCCATTGTACCATCTATTAAAGAAGTACTGCGTGTTTGGAATTTCTTTACGTTAGCAGAAACTATTCTATCCTGAGTATAATCGGTACCTGCCGGAAGTAAATCTGTATCTCCAGTAAGAGCAGAACGACCAGGAATATGAAACGCCGTAGACAGTCCGCCATCTTTTAATCTGAATGCGCCATAGAAAGCATAGACTTCATCTGGCATGAATCCTTTGAACTTATAAGAGATAGCATTATCCTTAAAGCTACCCTTTACTCCATTTACGGAAACAGTTTTATCGAAGTTCCATTTAACTCCTATCTGATTTGCATAGTGTTGCCAATCGATAAAAGGATCTTTTGACAAATTTCCTAAATACAATTTCCTATTGTGATACGATATTGCCTTAGCCCCGGAGTAATAACTTGTGTTGATGAGTAAACTCTCAACCAGTACATCCTCTTCAAATTCATTTCCAGTATATATAATAGTCATAGACTGTTTACTGGGAGGAATATGATATTCTCCTATCTTGGTTGCTGTAGTTATACCATCGATAACTTTAACAGCAGCAAGATGCATTTTAGAGTATTGATTATCCAAGTTTGTAAATAAGAGTTTGATACTCTTTAAAGAGTTCAAATCAGAATCACTTCCTACAATACCATCTATTCCAGCTGCATAAGTGTATTTCGAAACAGCTACCGGATTATAGATTGCCATGTAATTAGAAATCCCACCGCCATCGAGTTCGTAAGCAACAGTAAAGTAATAAGTACCTGTCCTAACATTACCACTGTCCTCGAGCATGGATACAGATTCAAGTATTGGCATCTTACCACTTGGGAAAAGATTTACCAAATAAGGATAAAGTTCCAACTCTCCATCTGTAAACCCGGGATTATTCAAGTTAAGCATTCGAGGAGAATTCTTACCATCCACCCAGGTAACAATATCTTCTCCCTTCTGATTTTTAATTACTACTGCTTTTATAGGATACTGTGTAGAAAACCCAAGACTAACTGCAGATCGTATTACAGTTATCGTGGAAGGTTCTGTAAATACCGAGATGTAGCACATACCGGTTACTGTATTCTTATAGAAAAGTACTTGCTTATCAGCACTGATAGGAGCCGATCCGATTGGGACAGAGTTTTCTATAGTAGATAATATACTCTGGGTTCCTCCTTCAGTGGAATATGCTCCGTTCTTCCGGTTGTATACTACGTTATTTGCATGTCTGTATGATCCTGCCGGTTGATCAGTAGGAGCACAATCACGGTATATCCCTTTATCAAATTTCATATTATGCAGTATCAGGAGAAGTATCTAAATCGAGATCCCAAAACTCATCATTCTCTGATTCATTATCTGTAAAGAATGATACCCAAGAATCTCCAAATCGTTTCATCATAGCAGGAGATGGCATCATAGCATCGTTGCCGGATGCTATACAGTAATGCTTCCATTGTTGATCGCAATATGCGAAATTAAACTGTGGATGATTAAACCCACCCATTTCTAATTGGCGCAGTACATACCAGAACAATGCCTGTTTGAAATAAGGAGAATCCGGTACAATTGGATATCCTTCTTCGTCGACTGGATTAGAGACGTATTTAAGCTGTATTGTGCCACTTTCGAAAGAAGTGAGTACATAACCTGCTGCAAGAAGATAATACTCTCCTGAAGCTCCTGAACCTACTTTAGCATATCCGTATCGAGTTACATTATTGATCGATGGATCCAGAACACTATCTGCTTTGGAAACGTACACATCGGTATTGTAATTGCTACCACGCTTCTGAATATCATTACCAAGGTCAAGCTTACTTCCTTCGTACCATACAGAACGAATCTCTCGTATAGACCCCGGAAGAATTGCGCGATTGTTTTTAACTGTGAGTTCTACGGTCTTTGGCATTCCTGGTCCAGTATAGCCAATGAACTCTAATGCTTCACCAATCCAATCCATCGCATCAGCTTCAAAATCCGGAGACGACGGTTTGAGATCCTTGTAGATCTTACCTATGATTGCTTTGGATGGAATGTAATTGGTTATCATACTTTATAATTTAATTGAGCGAACTCATCCTGTCTGAGCAGCTTCACCAGTTTCTTTCTGTTTCCGCCGTCACCACCAGTGGGTCTAAACTTATAAGCACTCTTGTTTGGTATATGGCAAAGTCTTTTCTCCCAATACCATTTGAACCAGAACTCGTCTGTGAAGTACGCCGTCTTATCAAGCCCTCTGGCTCTAAGCTTTTTTGTTTCGTTATAATCTATTCTTGGCTTATCGAAGTTCCTCGCTACTTTTCTGATCCGAATTCTTCCCATTCGATTTCCAAGATTGAGAGTCTCACCATTTAAAATGTGTGCTACTGCTCTTTTGTTATACTCACTTAAGATATACTTGAACTGATTGTAAGTTACTTCAGTTCCCGGGTTGTTCTTTTTATAGAACTCATACATGTCTACTGCTGTGTGGTTTACCATTATTCGTTGATGTTTACTTCGTTAGCTTCGCCATCGCCCAACATTTTGTATATACCACTAATCAATCCAAGAGTAATACCTTCGATCATATCGTCAGGTAATGGGAACTCAGAATCGTCTGTGTATGCTAACTGTCCGGAATCATCAAGGTAGGATGCTAACTGTGTTGGATCTTGAAATGCTGCTTCAACAGTTACCTTCTCCGGATTCACATTTATGAAATACAAATACCCGTTCAGGTAAGTGTACCGAGGCATTCGCTTACTGTACTGGTTGTACTTCATGTAAGGAATTTCTCTGGGTGCAATATACGAATAAGATACCATTTTGTCAACAGAACCAACGTAGAAGAAAGCGCTACGATTATTCAATCTAACTACAGAAGGAATGGGTTCAATGCTCCGAGTAACATTCTTTCCTATATCCAATTGATAAACTTCCGATTGATCAATTGATTTGGTTGCAAGTCCACCAATACGCTGGATAAAGTGAGGAGCAAAAAACCCATTCTTCTGAAGATCTCTACGAATAAACATAGATCTATAATGTAGTACATTAAATTGTACCCGGGCAACAAATTGTGGATCCTTCTCTTTATAGAGAGCATCAGCTATGTTGTATACAATTTGTTTTAAAGTAGACATTATAATTGAATCTTAGTTTTTATTATCGTGATGTCTTTCTCATGCTCTTTAAGAGTCTCGCTGTGAGCATTCAATCTTGTAAATATATTTGATTTGTGCTCATTACAATTAAATTTAAAATCATCATGCACTTTACCTTGAGCTCCAACTGTTACAGTAAGTCCTGTTACAGCATTACTAAGTAAGATCAGTTGTTTGGAGAGTTCTGCATTACTGGAATTCGTTTGCTCATTCAAAGTAAGAAGAGAATTTCGTATATTAGCATTGTTACTTTCAGAATCCCTCCAGATTTTACTTACTAAAAAACTGGCGATGGTAATCACAAGTCCAACGACTGATATGGAAATGACGATGATATAGAGTAGGGAAGACATTTTTATTTATTTTTAATGAGAGTGTGTTTTATATTTTATATTTTGTTGCTCCGAGTTGAGATGAAGCTAAATTGGAGGTAGCTTACTGATTATATCAGTTTTTTCAGCACTTCCTTTAGTTGAATTAAAGAAATACGCAACCACATCCCCAAACTTCATTGTTAACGCCCCGATTACCATATAACCAATTTCTTTGTTAGTGTCAGGCAAGGCAAATTTGAACACTATATAAATTAGCGTGAAAAATACCAATACGATTAATCCTGCTAAGTAATACTGAAATATGTCTTTTGTCTTCATAATATTTATTGTTAAGGGTTAAGATTAAATTTTAAGATTTTACCAGTATAACGTAAGTTGCTTCCACTAAACTTAAGTATAGGGTTTACCGAAACTGGATCTGGATCTGGATCTGGATCTGGATCTGGATCTGGATCTGGATCAGGTGGAAGTCCTGTAAATGATGGATCATATCCAAAATTATTTATATCTATATGCGCTCCATATGGTAGGGTAGTATTATAAACAGCGTCCAAATATGTTGGAGTGCCAATGTAATTATTACCTAAAGTATGACTAGAATTTTCAGGAGTAGTAACATTATCAAATATACACCTATTTATAACTTTAGATGTAGATATTGTTCCTGAAAACCCTTCATCGCAATTAATAATAGTAATACTATCAAAATTTGTAACATTATTAAATGCATATTCTGTAAGACCTTTAAATACACAATTATAAATATCTAGAGAATCAGAATGTTTCCAAAAACCTTTAGCTGAATTTTCTATAATACAATTTTTAAAACTCCATTCATCTATGGCTGTTGGACCTAATCCGCCACCATAAATAGTTGCTGAAAGAGTCCATCCTATAAAACGACTATTTCTAGCATCTACTACTTTTGTTCCATTAGCTATAAAAGCAAATTTTCCAGAATGACTAGCGTGGCTGAATTCTGAGTTTTTTATTGAAACATATTCAGCATATTCTTGTTGATAGGCATCTCCACCAATCCATGCAGGGTTAATAGAAGTAAGTAGATTTACGCTATCTGTTCGAATATTATATATAAAAACAGAATCACAGTAATCCAAATATATATTATCACCCCAGCACCTTCTTACTGTTGAATTAGTAATATGGACATCTGTTCTTAACTCTACTGCATCACCAAAACTACCACACCTCATACCTGATAAACCGCCATACATATGAACATTTTCAATATAAAGATCGGAATCCAGTTCACTAGTAACTCTTTTATTTCTATGACTTATTTGAACAACCCCACTCAAATCACTAAGACCACTAGTATAAAAACTTGCTCTAAGACTTAAATTCTTAAAACATGCATTTCTATAGGATGACCCTGAAAATATCTTTCCATTATCAGTGGCTAGGGTTGAAACTATATAAGCTAGACTATCCCCTGAAACATCGGTAGAACCTACATAAAAATCAGTTGCGGTACTATTTAATATATAATTAATATTGAAGGTTTGCCCAGCTCTAAACAAATAAGCAGTATTATTAGTTGGAGTGCTTGGATACCGATTAAGTTGAGAATTGTTTTCAATATACACCACATTGGTTATCCATGATGGTAAACCCGATGGTATTTGCGAATATATAATAATACTTACAAATATTGCAGCTATTAACAATGTTGTCTTTTTCATATTATTCTTGTCTTCTATAAAACATTATACCTCTTATGTGCCAATCTCCGTTATAATAAACACCATCAGTCCGCTTTCCACCTTTAGCATAAAGTTTAAACGGGCTGCTAGATATAACAGTATTGTTAAATGTAGCCCATGTTGTTGTATTATTGTAGGAATTAATTATTACACTATCCGATGAAGTTGGACTAATGACTTTGAATGTGGAAACCAATGATCTTGTTGTATTGGTATTCCAATAAGCACTATATATTTTAATATCATATGTACCTGTGGGAACTCCTATAAAATCTATTAAATGATATGAAATACTATCATCTCCGTAAGTTAATCCAGTGATCGCTACAGAATCAGGAACTAAACTTTGTGATAAATACCCTGTAGAATTTAAAGTACTACCTACTGTACTGCTGGTGGCTCTAATAATCCAATTGTTGCTTAAAGTATCATCAGCATTATATCCAGTCAAATATGCATTTTCCCATGTCCTACCATAAGGATCATTAGAACTATAATAAAAATTGGCTGGAGATGAAAAATTAATAAATACACTATCGCTATATAGTCCTGATGGGCTTGTTATCTGAGTGCTGTTATATGCAATAACTTCATCACCGGGAGAATTTCCTGTTAAAGCTACAGGAGTAACACCAGCCCCTATATACTTAGTATTATCACCAGCTGCTAGAGTATAAGTATTAGATGTTTGACCTGCTATTACAGTTTGTCCTGAACCATCTGAAGTATTGGCTCTAAACCACCTAAAAGTAGAAGTTCCTTGAGCATCTAATTCATTATCATTATACGTATAGTTTACCGTTGCCAAATTACCTACTTCCATAGTGCCTGTAACATTTACAGCAGAAGCAAAAGGAACTTGATTAAGTGGAGCTGGTTGAGTTACTCCTAGAGAATCCCATAACGCTTGTATTTCATACCTATGAGCAGATAATGAATCCAATAATATATTTACTTGATTGCGTAAATTTGTTACTGTAATATAAATACTACTATCAACTGAAGCGTTTGTGGCGGATATAGTTACAGCACCTACTGATGGTGTAAGAGTAATTCCAGCTCCCGGTTGTAATAGAATATCGTTATTTAATTGTTGATAAATATAGGTAGTATCAAATGTACCGGTTCCTCCTGTAATTGTAATATTTCCACTACCAAGTAAAGATTGAGTATTAATAGTCTTAATTGTCGTACCTGAAACAAGAGTATTCTGTTTAGTTGACAAACTATCAGATAACATTTCTGTGGATACATCTCCAACAATAGTTGTAAATCTAACTCTATGAGCAGAAATACTATCTGTTAAATTATCTAATCTACCTCGATGAACAGTAATGGAATCGCTAAGTAGCCTGATTCCATTATAATTAAGAGTGTGTGCATTATAATGACTTCCTAGGCTATCCATGATAGCAGTAAACTTTGCATTAACAGCACTTCTTGTCTGAGCTGGTGTCATTCCTATAGTCCATACCTGACTGAATAATCCCAAACTTAATGGAATAAGGAACAATGTTAGAATTAGTTTTTTCATTTGTTGTTTTATTATTTATTGGAATACATATGATTCATCATTATTATAATTACAATAAGCACCTGTTACTAATTGAGTCCAAGCAGTATTATCTGTAACATTAGGTATTGGTGTTCCATTTGCTAACTTAGTACATGCCCAATTTTGTTTTAACCAAACTTGAGTACCTATTTGAACTGTATCATAAATATTACCGTCATCATCAATCAATTGTTCTTCTGAAACATAACCAGTAAGATTATCGCGAACTAAACGTATGGAACAACCATCAGTAGGTGCATAGTCTGTAGAAACAAATAAACTAGAAATACTATATACTTTTTTAGTTCCGCCTATAGTACCATTAGTAGTTGTCCATAAAAATAAAGTTTCTTTTAATGTTTCAAAATCACTACTACTTCTAGTCCCACTACCTAAAGCAGTAAATCCACTTTCATTAGTTCCTGTATTAGGATCTATCCAATACTCTAACCCAACTTCTTTTACTTTAGGTAATGATACACTAATACCACCTAAATAAGTACGCATAGTAGTAATTTCAGTTTGACTAGGAACATGCCAACCAGCAGGTGCAAGTTCAGCTATAGCATACCAATTATATAGCCTACCATGAAGTGATTTTTTCATCCATAATGTTTGTTCGAATGCTCTATTTTCTTTAATACTTCCATAATTATTCCATACCCCCAACCACCAAGGATTTATATCCATAGTTGCCATTAAAATATTAATAGCACGTTTAGTAAGTATCGCATCTTCTTTTAATATTACAATCTCTCTTATATGGAACGGGTCGTAACTATCATATTTAAAAATTGTTCTTTGAAAATCATAACCTATCGCCTCTGAAAATGTTACTGTTCTTTGATTTGCTATACTAGTAAACCAAATGTTATCCGTATCGGCAGCTATATATGGAGCAGTATTCGGACATTGAAATGTCTCACTTCCTGCACTACCTGTAACGGTCAACCAATCATCTCCCAATATATTAGGCATCTTCCCATCAGCTATTTCGGAATTTTTACCATAAAACAATATCTTATCTGACATTGATAGTAAAGTCAAGTTCTGTCTGCCACTATTCTGCAAACCTACGTGCAACTTTCCTAGTTTTCCTATAGTCATAATTTTATGTATTGCTCAAAGTTTACTAAACACCTACGGTTGCTATATTTGCAATACCACCTAAAACAGCTATTTTATCCCCAACATTTACAGGAATCCATATTTCTGAGTTTGCAGCAAGGAAATTCGATACTGCTACTGCTGTAGGATTAACCCCAGATAAGAATCTAATATCAGATCCTACTGCGCATATCCTTGCTATCTGACCATCAATAGCATTACTCTGAGCTGATACTGCAGTTCCATCTACATCGTGAGAATCGTTCAAGGACATAATTGGAACTGGAAGTCCGTGAGCGTCTTTAGGCATTAAAATTATTCTTGGCATTTTTATTCGTATTATGAGTTTAAAGATACACGCTGAAAAAGTATATGATAAAAAGGTTTATTATATTGATCGGTTACGTGTGCTTTTTAAATTAATATTTTACAGAATCCATAACTTTTATGGAAGCCTGGATAACAGTTTTAACATCTCCGTTCAAAACAATAACAACATCATAAACATATGAACCGGCTGGGAGCAGAGTTTCTGTAGAAATAAAAGATAACTGTATCTTGTTGGCTGCGATTGCAAGCGCTTTTGTAAGTACAATTTCCGGATCCTTAAGTTTCTTCCTGATTGTAACTGATGCAGTATAGGCAGAAATATCCACCGATAATCCAGTAGTTTTATTTATGACGGGTATCAGTGCGTCAAATGAGTTCCCTTGATAAAATTTTATATTGTTATCCATATTAATATTATTCTATGTAACCAATAATTTCTTGAGTATCTATAACACCATATAATTCAATGGTTTCTATAGTTCCTTCCAAATTAGACATGGGTTATGATTTAGGATCCTCTTTAAAGAAATTGGTAAGGAACTTTCCAACTATCGAACAAGCGATAAGTGTTATACCCAGCCATTTCAGATCTTCTGTAATAGCATAAGTACCAAGTAGTCCGCCCACTGCGAGTAGTGAGTCGCCGATTTTTCTCCAGATAATAGGAGTAGGCTTGTAAAAATGTTTAGCAGATGCTTTCATGATATGATTTTTTATTTACCAAGATACATTTGGAAATAAAAAACAGGTAGAATGGAGATTCTATATATAAGATTACTTAGACCTTTTGGATATAACCTTGAATATTTCCTTCCACGTATGTGATAGCATATGTTGGTTCTTCTATTTCAACATTGGTCATTTCAGTAATAGCAAGAGCGGAATCTCTAACATATACAGAATAGCTACCAGAACTAAGTCCAGTAAAAGTATTTCCTATCTGCCAAGTACTCCCATCCAAAGAATACTCAAACGGGGAAGTTCCTCCTTCGGCTGTAATTGCGAGACTTCCGTCACTCACTCCCGGAGCTGAGCAGTCGGTTATGTCAACTGAGGTAATTTGCAAGGGGAGTTTGAGGAGGGCGATGTCGATAACGGTCTTACCATTTAAAGTGGCGTGAATTTCCTTACTTGTTTGGCTCCCTGTCTTTGAAACCGTAATCTCAAAGTTTTCATAAAATATATTTGTGTAATAATTATTCACCAGTGCGGGCGATGTGCTTACTTGCTCCAAAACGTCATAACTCACGCTACCATTTACATCCGTTGTATAAGTATAGACATTACCAACATTATCTGTGATAATCACTTGTGCGGATTGTATTGCAACTCCGTCAGAAGTCTTAACTAAAATAATCCCTGTTCTATGAAAGTAAACTTTACCAACCCCTAAACCATAATATGAAGAATGAGCATAAACAGTTTTGCGATTTAAAGCTCTGTTATTATCCACATTATCATAATGGGATTCATAATTACTCATGTGAATAATATCATAACCATACGGACTTTCAATATATAATCCCCTAACTGTTCTATACTCTAAAACATTAACAGATAGGTTTAGCATCATAGCTCCTTGATATAATTTACAGTTGATTAATTCTTTACCTATATTCGAGAAATGCAGCCATACTCCATTTCCCGGAATAGTCATAGTCATATTAGTATAACCAACTAAAATTACCTGTTCTCCTGATAATCCAGGCGACATTAGGTACGTATTATTCAAACCAGTCGGTATATTATTTGCTCCACTACCGCTTAAGGCTACTCCATAAAATACTTGAATTATGATATTGCAGTAACTCGCATTGCTCCTGAGATAAGCCTTATACCAAGTTTGTATAAAATTTAAGGAACATCTTACATAAACAAGCAAATTGCCAAAACTTGCAGAATCCATATTTCCCCAATGACATACTATAATAAAATCAGTAAAGGTAATAGACCCTGAATAAACATACAAAGTACCAAAAAGAACAAATTCCTTAGAGGTGCAATAAGCAACATCCTGAACATCAGCATCTATTAATGCCTGTTTTAATGTTGCTACAGTTTCCGTGGATGCTGTAATTTCAATATAAATCTTTCCTTTTTCTTTAACCTTACACCAACTTGGAAATGTATACCCATCAGCGTAAACTTGTGGATGTTGGGCTGCATTATAACTTACATTAAAAGGAGCTGTAATTACTATATTATTAGTCGTGTAACCGTCAGCAATGTAGATGTGAGAAAACCTTGACGAGAGTCCTTGCCATGCTGTTCCATTAAAAGGCGTCGTTGTGTCTAAATATAGCTTCAACCAAACCGTACCATTAGCATTATCTGTGCACCTATTATGAGGTGTTTCAACTCTAAATGTAGTTGTGTAATCACTAACAAAAGCTCGGGTGATTAAAAATTGATTGTAATTCTCCCAAGTAGTTACGGTATAAGTACCTGCATGAACTCCACCTTCAATTATTAAAGTATCTGCAGCTGTTAAACAATGATTAGTAGCTGTTACTCTTATTCTTCCGCTACCAGCATCAGCAAAACTTTGAATAGGTACTGTTACCTTCCAATATACTGAAATAGATTTATTTACTGTGTCAGTTGTAAAAGATACTACATCAGCAAATGGTCCATCGCATTCATTATAGGAGTTCTGTCGTTTTCCTAAGTACCCTGTAAGATAATATGTAGTATTGGCAAGAAGAGTACCTCCCACTGTTGGTGTAACAGTAAGTTCAGGTTTCCTCCATCTATATACTCTAATAGCCATTACAAAGTATTTAACTCTTGATTTAACATTTCCAATCTCATTTTCTCAGTACGGTACGGGTGCATCATCTTCCCAAACTCCAAGTACTCCTGATCACTCGGCTCAGGCATCAACTGTATCTGGTCGATCTGTGCTTGAAGTTCTGCTATCCTTTGCAACCGTACTTCTTCGGCTGTAGGAATCTTGTATATCTCGAACCCCTCTGGTACAAGATAGTTCCCATTCTCGTCAGTCTTTAAGCCTCCAAGATCAGAGGGGTAGATGAATGATATTTTTTGCATTACCGTAAAATTATATAAAGTGTTATCCCATAGAAAGCAAGAAGTTCCTGCCAGTAGGTGTAATTCTTTACCAGTCTTAGAAGAGCTATTCCAACCGCTAAACCTAAAGCAATTTCCAAGTCTCCTTTATCCACTATTCCAATTAATCCAAATAGTATGCTTAATACCGCAGCCACATAATGAACATCGCCTTCGAGTTTATACTTATACTCTGGAGCAGCCCCGACAAAGAATATAGCAGAACCAGCAAGGAAAAACCAAGCGGAATCCCCTGCTATCATTACTGGTAAAGCAAATCCCCACAATACAAAAGTGAAAATTGCTTTATGCTTTATCTCATAGTAACTCGCTGATACTGATTTAAGGATACCAAAAAGAAAGTAACACCCAAATAAATATGGGGTGAATACTAATATGGAATAGATTGCTGGGTTCATAACTTCATGATCTTTTTAGCCAGCTCCAAGTTCTGCTCGTTGATGGATTCGGCTTTATCATTCATTTCAACTCCTTTTTTGAGAAGCTTAACTTCTGATTCCTCAAAGTCGAATTCTACCTCCGGTGCTTTCGGGTTCCAAGAAACACTACCGTTCTGCAAGTCTTTCAACTCGAACTTGGTATGTTCTTTAGCTGTGAAAGCTACTTTACTCTTCACTACAGCTACTAATTCCATTTCCATCATACCCCCAGATTTAGGGAGTAATGATGAAAATATTAATCTGTCAAGTACTGATAATTGCATTTTCATAATTAAACAGGTTTTTCGTTGTGTCTTTTTTCTTTACTCTCATTCGCTGGAAATTTGTTTACCAGCTTGTCGGTGTTACTTTTCTTCTTTACTGCGAATGCAATAAAAGCTACTGCGATTACTGCAAGAACTACTACTACTAAGATTGTTTTCATTGTGTTGTTTTTATTTGGTTGATATTAAATTAAGTTCCTAAGCTTGGAGCTGCACCTCTATACATTTTCACTATGATGGTATCTCCATAAGTATATGTTACTCCTGAATAAGTTAACGCCACACCTGTCATTTGCGCTCCTGTATCAGCATCAATACCTGATGATCCTGATGAATATTGATCAACTCCATTTACATTAATAATATATCCAATAGGCACTTTTGGGTATTCGAAATTCGCTGTAAAAGTTATATGTATTCCACTTGTAGTATGACCACTTATAGTCCCAGACAATGTAAGATTTGAGTCCCATGATTCCGGAAGAACAACAGCAGGAGCAGCAGCTCTGACTAAACCAACCGCAAATGTAGCGCAATTGGCTGCATCTACACCAAATAGTCCATTATAACCAGCAAGTCTCTCTATCTCCACCCATACACGTATCCATGTACCATGAACCCATTGAGCCACAGTACTTGTTTTAGTTCCTCCATTAGCAATTGAATCGGTCCATACTTCAAACGTAAAATCAGCATTAGGCATAGTTACGGTATATGGTAAAGAAGGATTGGATAAGAATACTTGAACTTCTTTAGCTAAAGCACGGGTATTAGCATTGTGGGCTAACGCTATACTTCCAACAACAACTAACCAAGGTTTTACTATAAATGAAAATGTGTTTTTAAATGAAATACTTCCCTGTGATCCCGAAGGAAGCTTATATATTGTTCCGGTAATACTTGAAGTCCAAGATGCATGAGAATTACTACATATAATAAATTGCATTTCATACGCACCTGTTCCAAAAGGAAGGTCTGAATAGGTAGAATCCCATAAGGTATTATTTACTAATGATGCACTATACCCAATTGTTTTTTGAGCCCCATCAGCATAAGTAGATATTGCTGTAGTAAGAGTTTTAATAAAATATGATGATATTCCAACTTTGCAAATAAGACCAAAGTAATAAGCTCCAAATCCCAGCTCTATCATGGAAGGTCTTAATGCATTTGTAGCAGTAACAAATCTTGCTATAACTGAACCGGAAGCAGAATATCCATTTGGAGCAGCCGGATGCAATGCAGCATATTCGTTTTGCTCTGCACTATTAGCATATACAGGTGGATAAGTTAAATCCGGATTATGCTCGTATCCTCTGAAATCGCCTAATCGAACAGGTTCATCAGGTACGCCACCGGGAGAACCCCCTTGAGGTTTTAGATAAGCCCAGTTAGTAGGAGTATAACTACTCCCTGATCGTAATGGAATATCGTATCCATACTTACCATTTGATGAAGCAGGATAAGTACCCCGAACAGGTTTATACTTACTCCACATATTGACAAGAGCAGATGTGCCAAGTAAAAATAGATTGTAACTGGTAGAACCTATAAGGTTTCTAACAGAAGTTATCGATATGTTTGTTTGTCCTAATGCCATAATTTATCCGTATGCGATTACGTCTCCCGTGACTGTTAAATTTCCACTTGTTGCTAATGTCATTCTTACATCGCCATTTGTTGCAAACATCAAAGGAATAGCAGCATTACTTACTCCTATTATTGCTTTTGAATTGTTTCCACCGAAAATAAGAGCTGATCCTTTGGTCATAGGTTCACCAAAGAGACTACCTGTATTGGCTGTTCCATAGGAATAAAGTCCTAAAGCTGATCCACTTGCATCAGTATTGCATAGTAGAATGTTTCTTGCTGTAGTTCCAGCGGTATTTGTATTTGCAAATTCTGAAACCACATCACCGGCTACTGATTTAGAGAGTATAAAATCTCTTGTTGAAGATGCTATTCCTATAAAAATTCTACCAGAAGAGGAAATCCTCATTTTTTCTTGGATCCCCAAGGCATTTGATGTCCTTGTTCCAAAAACTAAGTTTCCAAAATTATCATTATCTGATGCTTCAAATCCTCCTCTAATACTTGCTAAATCTTCAACAGCTACTCCATGTCTAAATAATAAAGTAGGACCATTATCAGCAACATATCCAGAACCATCAGATAAAATTAATACAGTAGAATTGGATGCTGTATTATGCACATGAAGAGTAGTTTGTGGGGAAGTAGTTCCAATACCTACATTACCTGTTGCATGAATAATACTGAGATTTGCATTAAATGCACCTAAACCATCGACAAACCCAAGATGCAAATTTCTATCCCAAGTACCACTATTAGCACCAAACTGAATAGCTGCACCAGCAACAGGTGTTTTTATTAGAGTATAAGTACCATTACTTCCTATTGATATGTCAGTTGCAAACCTCTTAGCTCCAGTGATGGTTTCTGTTCCTGCTATATGAACATATCCACTATCAGGATGCGATGATTCTGTATGAATATCATACCATGCATTCCAAGTAGAATCTATTCCTTTTCTTATTCTCAACGAAGGAACTCCACCACCATTTACTGCTGTACTTCCAAATGCCATTTGATAAGAAGCATCTCCTGTTGATACTGAAGTTCCTGTATATGGAGCAAAGTGCATTACTCCTGCGTAACTACCGCCTGTACCTACTGCCGATGCATTAGCAAAGAAAAATCTAACATGTTGTCCTCCTTCATAAGTAGGAATATATGTAGCTAATGTTCTATCGCTATCCACACTGGCGACTCTTGATGATCCATAAGCATAATCAACACTAACACCTGCAAGTGTTAATGCTCCTGAACCTCTATTAATAGCAACCGCAGTAGTTCCAAGATACATGGTTTGATTTGCCTGTGCATAACCAGCTGAAGCATGATTATTCCAACCAAAAGCTGTGTTCCAATTTGAAATATTAGTTCCTGTAATTGCATTGGCAACATGTGATGTGCTCATTGCATCGGTAATACCATACCCTGATAATGTGGTAGGTTTACTTATTAATGCAGCGAAAGTATGATTATGATTTACTAAAGAAACATCAATACCACCTACTTCTGGAATCTGTGTAAAATTCCATAATCCTGTAGGTGAGTAATTTGCTGATAAGTTAAAAGCTACTCCACCTGCAATACTAAGAACTCCACCAAGAATAGAGAAGTTAGGACCAACTATAATTCCACCTAATGTTGTGGTTGTTGCAGCTGGCATAGTATCCCAGAATGAACCTGAAGGTGCTCCTGATGCATAAGCTACTACATCTGCTGTAGCTCTTATTTCACCTGTAACATTTAAGTATGAACCATCATAAGTAAGATTAGTATCTCCTTTTATGGTTGTTCCATTGCTCCATATAGCCAACCTTGAAATTGCTGGGTTTACACCAATGGTAGCTTTTAAGTTTAAAGCTGTCTGTTGTGCTGAGGAAACTGGTTTATTTGCATCGGAAGTATTATCGACATTACCAAGACCAACCATTGTCTTTGTAATACCTGATACAGTACCGGTGAATGTCGGGTTATTAATTGGAGCTTTCAACCCTATTGAGGTTGAAACGGTTGTAGCAAAGTTAGGATCGTTACCTAATGCAGTTGCAAGCTCATTAAGAGTATCAAGGGTTGCTGGTGAGGATGCAACAAGATTAGCTATTGCAACACTTATAGCAGAAGTTGTTTCTGCTTTAAGGAAGTATAAAGTATTATGATCATGTGATGCACCTGATACTACCCCAGGCTTAATGGTGAGTTGATCTCCTACATTTCTTTCGAATATCGCAGGATCATACTTTATACCACCCAAAGTAGTAGAAGTAGCCCAAGGCATACTATCCCACCAATTGCCGGGTGCTGTTCCCTGAAATGCGGAAATCTCCCCTGTAGCAATTATATTACCTACAATGGAAAGGGTAGTTCCGTCAAATTTCATATTAGGAGAACCTTTCTGAGTATCGGCATCAGTCCATATTGCAACCTGATCTACTAATGGAGTGCCAGATATATCTGGAACATTGGTAATACCGTAACCAGCTTTTGTGGTAGGTTTGCCAGTTAAAGAACTAAAAGCACCATTGAATGCATCTGTAATACCGTAACCAGAAATTGTAGTTGGTTTACCTGAAGTTATATCAGCCCAAGAGTGCTGATGTGATGCGGGAACTAATACACCTGCTTTTATTTGAAATGATCCTAAAACAACTTCAAATTGAGAGGCATTATACATAATACCACCAAGAGTTGTATCTGTTGCTACAGGCATGGAATCCCACCATGATCCCGGAGCTGTACCTTGAAAGGCTGAAATCTCACCCTGAGCAACTACATTACCCTGAACGAATAAGGTTGTACCATCGAATGTTATTCCCGGAAGTCCTTTTATCGTATCGGCAGTATGCCAAACAGCTAATTGATTTGCTACTGGTACACCTGAAATATTAACAGATCCACCACCACCAACTGCATCGGCTGATAAAACACCATTTGTAATTGTAAGGTTTGCTCCAACCTTTATTACTCCAAATACAGTAGCACTCGCAATAGGTAGATTGTCTATTAATGGAGAAGGGAGCATACCAGAAAACCCAAAAGCTTGAATATCGTAATCACCAGAAAGCGGTTTTTTTACTCTTAGGTATTCATTTGGAAGTCCGGGATTCATTAACTCAAACCATCCATTTGTATCTACAGTACCACCACCTTCATATTCTGGGTGTGCATGTACTAATAGAGAGTATCTCTCATCATGAATATGAGTATCCAATGAATATAATCCACCATGGTCATGACCTAATAAAGAATATACACCGTTATGATTATGCCCAAGTGAGGCATATGCAGAGTTATGATGATGTCCAAGAAGAGAATATACAGAATTATGGTCGTGGGAAATAGGAGAAAACAGTGTAGTTATATCAGAATTACCAATGAATATATGAGCCAGATCATTTGGAGAACTGATCATATTCTTTATATCAACTATAGAAGCATCCGCCAATTCTGATAAATGGAGAATGGATTCATTTATTTTAGCGAACGCCGTCCTTAGAAGATCACCAGATCCATCATTCGGTTGACCCCCTATGTTGACATACTGAATCATTATAACTGTATTTGATCGGACGTAATAAAAGTCATATCCGCAGTAAGCGGAATTGTAACAGGAGAAGAATTCGAATCAAGGATATATGAAGCTCCAAATTCTATCTCGTATAAATACCTATTAAAGAATTGGTCTGTAATAAGATCAAATAAATCCTTATGCTCGATATTCAAAGACATCATCTTAGCCATACTTCCGGAGTTCCTAGACAACCATCCGTCCAGAACAGGTAGGAATTCTGCTTCAGAATTATAATCTTTTATGTTTAAAGAGATACTCATTAGTGTCCGGATTTATAGGAATATTCTCCTGATTCACATATTAATTTAAGGGATTGAATTTTTTCATTTGAGTCCTCGTACTTGTTACGAGAGAAGTCATATCTGGCTGTATACTCAATCATCATAAGTTTCATTACCATATCGCGAAGAGTTTCTATTTCAGATCGAGTTGCATTTTCATCAGATCTCAAATCAGTGTACATATTAATGTACCTTGCAATATGGTCCTCGATCTCGGATAAGCACATTACTCTTCGTGAGTCATTTCTGTCAGTAGTTCCGGTAACTGTACCTTTCATTGTAACTTTATAGATACCTACAGGGAATGAAGGAACATCAGGAAATTCAATTGGAATTCCATCTGCATCTTCATATGTAAAGTACTCTGTTAAGGATCCGCCTGGATATCTATTTGCATCCTTTAGGTCTTCCAATGGAAGAAGAAGAATACTTGCAGTGGATTCTGGTATAGTTAACCAGTTCCACTTGCTTAAATCTAACTTCATATTCGACCAGTACTCAGGATCAGCAGCTGTATTCCAATCGTCAAGAGTACCGAATTTAGCAGCGAATGCTAACACGTTAATAGTTAGTAACGAGTTATCTGGAAATAATACTTCCAGTTTAGGAACATAACCAGATTCACCACCACCATATACTACAGAGTATTGTAGGAGTAAAGCTTTTCCGCCCCAGATATTCGAATTAAATGTTAGACTTGTCATATTAATTTTTTAAAAGAAGGGACGGTTTCCCGTCCCCCTCACATCAACACTAACTAAAACTACAACGCAGCAAATAGAGTTCCAATAGGAGAAGTACCTGCGGTCTCAGCTATATAGAGCATTTTACGCTCTACTTTCTGATTCTTCATTCCTGAAGCATCAACACCACCGGACTGGGCAATTTCAATTACAGTAATGTCATAGTTACCAGTACCAACTTCAGTAGCTGGAATATCGGCAAACTGAACTTTGTTTGTAACACCTTTACCCCATGACATGCACTCAGCTTCGAGGGCTTTTACTTTTGCAGAAGTACCTTGAGAAGGAGTATTGGCATTTGTATAAACTACACCTGCATTTACAAAGTTTCCATTAACAGCTACTCTGAAATGGTTATCGGCAGTTTGACCTGTAAGAACCAAAGTAGTAGTACCAGAAGAAACAACTTTAAGATCTGCATTTGTTCCAATGAGAGCTCTGAAAGCATCACATAAAGTGGTAGCAGTAAAATCAACTCCTTTACGTACAGCTACAAAAGTTTTTGTAGGTAAATTCATTGTTCCAGGAGTAGTATTGATAATTTTCAATATGTACTCATCACCAAGTTTCTGTACAGCAGGGAAAGTTCCTGGAGTGATAGTTGTTACCTGTTGAATTCCAGCATTGTAAAGTAATTTGGATACTTTAACAATCTCGTTGTTGGTAAACTCAAAAGAAGTTTCGATGACACCATTTGCCTTTTTATTCCATAACTGATATGGAGATTTGGTAAATGAAGAAATAACATGAAGAGAAGTTGCAGCCCCACGACCTACGAAAGAGGTGGTGGAGTTTGCTAATGATCCTATTGCAGTTGCAGTAACTCCAATTGGAAAGGCGACCATAAACTGTTTCATTGTGTAAATTTTAAATTATTATTCAGTTTCTTTATTTTCAAGTGAGTTTCCCTGGTACCTTCCCGACTCTATAATTTCGAGTATATGTTTCACTGTCATATCCACGATTTCAGAATGTGTGTGTGCAGGTAATTCACAATCAGAACTTGAAGATAAACTCATGGGTTCCGGTTTCCTAATAAAGAACATATTCAGCTCTTTTAATAGAAACCTTTTACCAGAGTATCCTATAATTGTATTGTTTCTAATCACACAAACAGGAGAAGATTTAGAGCTTTCTGCAAACGGATTATCGAGAAGTTTTATCAAAAACTCATGTTCAAGTACTCTAACTGGAACATTAAGTCTGGTTTTATTGAATAGACTTCCGGAAATCTTGGTCCAGAAAGTCCCATTATAATAAAGCACGTCATTAATAGTAGCGGTATTGGGAGTTGCAAGTGCCATTGGGTAATTTGCAAAATCTCCTTTTGCTCCTATAAGTATGAAGTCTCCAAGTTCTGGATTTGCCAAAGCAGCAGAAGCTGGATCTTTAGTACCTCTGTATTTAAGTTCAAACTTGCTGGTCTTTAGTATCTCGCGATTTACTTCGAATATAGACCCGCTTATACTAACAGGAAACATAACATCCTCACTTGTAGGAAATTGGTAAGTAATATTATCCAATCCATCAGGATCATCTGGTAGAATTCTGGCTGTAGAAATAAGAGTCTGGAGATCCATCAATCTCTTTTGAGTCTCTTCGAATCCAACTTGCTTGGAATTACTAAAAGCAAAGAATCTCTGTTTGATAAAGCGCTCAGCCATATCATTAAGAAACATGTCTTTCTCTTCCGGGCGCACATCATCTACTACAAAAGCATTAATCTTCTGTATTTTCTGATCGATAGCGATATGCATTTCACTGATAGTCATCGTATTACTTTATTAAAAATAGTAGAATTACAACAGGTATATATCCTAATTTCCAAAGAGCTAACTTAGTTTTAGTCTCCTTAAGTTTCGTTTCTGTATCATCCAAGTTAAGTTCGAGTTCTTGATTTACTTTCTCAAGACTTATATTTTTTGCCTTCTCCGCTAAAGCGTTTTCCATGGATACTTCTAACATATTTCTATAGTTATCTACCTGCCCATAGCATATTACAATTAGAGAGTCCTTAAGTACAGACTGCTTCTGAAGACGCGATAGCTCCACGAATTTTAGATTCGCATTCTTAATATTTTCAGATGGTACAAAGTATCCTTTGATACTATCGTTTGTCATCTGTTTCAGCTGAGAAAAACACAGCGTGTTGATCATCAGACCAAGTGCCCATAGCACCAACAACTTTCTCATACTTTGAATTTATTTCTTTGTTTTTAGACTCTAAAGAATCTCTTAAATACCATAGTTCTTTGGTTACTTTACTTAAGGAATCCAGTATAACACTGTCCTGTTTAATTCTCAATTCAAGAGAATCCCTAATGAATTTGCAAGGATCCATATCCGTAGGAGGTTTATGAACATTCGGAAGCAGTACGATAAAGAAGACAAGCACAAGAGTTAAAATAATTATACGCTTCATTGTTCTATTGTTAATATTGACTTAATGATAGCATTGGCAATGCGCTGCCTGAAAGAACTATTCAGGAGTTTCTTGGATTCTCCAAGAGTATCCATAAAGAAGTTCTCTATAAGTACAGCCGGCATCTTTGTATTTTTAATAATGTAAAAGTCTTCTTCCTTATCAGGATCCCCGTCAGACATGTCCAGTCTGAATTTCTCTTCCCGGAATTCAGCTTTGAATACTTTGTAGAATTTAGTAGCTATTCTATCAGAAGCTGTTTCACCTTTTGTTGTGAATATTTCCCATCCTTCTCCACCACCTGCATTAGCATGAACGCTAATTAGAATGGAATTCCGATCCGTAATGAATATCGTGTTGGCTCGTTTAACTCGTTCCTTAAGAGAGATATCATTTGTTTCTGGGACCAGAACTGTATGAGTTATCCCTCGGCATGTAAGAAAATTGGCTACTCTTTCTACTATATCTCGATTTAGTTCCCATTCAAATAGTTGACTTCCGTCGACCCATATCGGGGATCTCTTACCAGGAGTATCTTCTCCATGTCCGTTGTCCAGTATCCAGTGGTATTGCATGAGGTATAAAATTAACCCCCGAGTTAATCCCGGGGGTATTATTACTATTTCTTTTCGAATTCAGCAAGACGAGCTTTTAGTGTTGCAAAAACATCACTATTAGCTTTATCCTGTATAAAAATTACAGCTTCTTCCATTGTATTACCAATGGTCTGGTCGCCATTCAAAATAGCAGTTCCAACTTTTCTTAAGACCTCTGCAGTGATGCAGCTGTTAATAAAGAACTTGGTCTCCAGGTTTGCATCTGCAAGAATCTCCATAAATCCGGTAGGATTCTTTTCGACGTATTCTTCAAGGATAAGTTCCCACTCGGACTGATCTCTTTTAGCATCAAAGATTCCGGCGTTAACCATAACCTGTTTCATCTTACTTTCTGAAGCTGACAGTTTAATGAATTCCTTGTAAGCACCTTTTTTCTTGCTTAAGGTTTCTTTCTTCGCGTCCATAATGAGTTTAGGATTCTCCATGATGAACTGGCAGTCATTTTCTGTTTCTTTAGTAGATGAAACCTTTGGGTTTGCTTTTGCAAATTTCCATTTGATGTAATCCAGAGGGTTCTGCGGAATGTCGTCATCCATGGTAACATCCAGGATAACCGGCTCATCGAGTTTCACATTGATCGAAAGATTAGCGAAGAACTCGTTAACCTTATTGTAAAACAAAGGATCGGTATCATTGGTACCGAGCAGAGAGGGGAGAAGGGTTTTCTTTTCCTTCAAAGTCAGACCGCTGTTTATTTCGCCGGTCTTTGTAAAGGTTGCTCCGATTTTCTCATGACTATCGGTGAACAACTCTTTTGGTAAATTCTTTTTTGATAATTTGCGTTTGATGTAGATTAAATCTTGTGCCATTGTGTTTGTTGTTTTTTGATGTGAGTATTAACAAAAAGAAGTAGCCCTCCGAAGAGAGCTACTTTTTATAAGAACATTGACTACGACATTACGCAATCAAGGGTTAAGCAATTGGTTGCTCTGCGAATTGCAACTCCGGCAGCTTTCATGAAGTGTACGGATGCACCGTCAACGTCAGTAGCGCGAAGAGCATTTCCAGAGAATCCTGGAGGAATAGTAGAACCTGCAACAGCCCAACGAAGCATCTCACGACCCTTCTGTGTTACGAGCTTGATGTTTGATTCACCATCATATACAGAATGGTCAACGAAGATCATTTTGTACGATTCCAAAGGAAGACCGGTGATAGGGTGTTTATCTGAGTTCAAAGCGCGAGCGCCGTGATCCAGAAGAGGAAGATGTCTCACTGTGATAGTGTGACCATCGATGTGCTGATAGCTTGTGAAGAATCCACCAAGGGTGAGGTTTCTTCCACTACCAGTTACGAAAGATTTTGGATCAGTGTTTTTGATGTATGCTCCAGCGCCCAATTCGCTCTTCATAGCATTATCAAATTCTTCTAATCCACCGATACCTGAATAAAGCAGGATGTTCATCTGTGAAGCATCTGAAGCACCGTAGAGAACGTCTCTTACAGCATTTTTCAGTTTTTTAGCTGTCAGGATTGCATACTGATCAGTATTAGGAATTTGGTCGATAAGACCTGAACCCAAAGGAATCACGTTCCCGTTTTCATCTTTTAAGTGGATTGCTCCAGCGGAATCCCTGTTGTACTTGGAATACCAAAGATTGTATTCTACTTCTTCTTTCCAGCGAAGCATGTGCTGGTACTCTTCGAAATCATACCATAAGGTAGTTTTCTTTCCATCGATGTTGAACTCTACGTTCACAACACGGTTAGGAATGTTTCCTTCATAACGATAGGATTTCCTGATGTGTGTGATCTGGTTACGCATCTTGGAAGGAGCAACCCAATGTGATTCATTACCTCTTGATCCAGATGCAGCAACAGGAGCAAACAGAGATACGAAGTTTCTACCAATAACGTCGGCGGAAGCAAAGAAATCTGCTGGGTCATTACTTACAATCTGAACAGGGTATTTGTAACCACCTTGGACAGGAATAGGATCAGCCACGATACGAGCCTGCTTTCCAGCGGGGTTCTCGATAATGTACTGTCTTACGAACCACTTTTCAGCGAAAGTGATTTCGAAAATAGAGAATCCCAGACCGGTACCTGATACAGCGATAGCTTTTACCGCTTTGTTTAGACGACCCATTACTGGATAATCATATTCGATACCATTGATCTGTTTTACATTACCCATACCTTCAGTCAAGAAGGAAAGAGGAAACCTCTTGTCTTCGCGACCTGCGAGATGAGTAAGTACAGGAGAAAGAACATCGGGTTGAGTCAGCAACGCATTCGCCAGGGAATTCTCGTCTGTCATGCTCTCCGCGTTCCAGGTGTCTTCGTAAAGACGCAATTTTGAAACATTGTCAGAAGCCATTGTACTTGGTTTTTAAATTATTAATAAAATTTATTTGTGCCAAGTACCATGGCAAACAATGCTTAACTCTTTATGTGTGCTAATGAATACCTTAGAAGATACTCTCGGTGCTCGGTAACTGAACCTGTCTTGTAGGTTTAGTAACTGACTTACCCATTCTGTTTCCGGTACTCCCGGTATTAAGTTTATCTCTTAAAGTTTGAGCCTGAATGGTTTTAGCTTTAGCTGTAACCAAACTTCCCAAATCAAGATTTTTATAGAACATGTACTCCAAAGCGAGTACGGTCTGTGTATCCATTTCTTTTCGAGCTACTGCTCTGGCTGTATTTCCCTGTTTGTCTACAGGTTTATTAATCCAATCGTAGAACTTTTTCTTTTCAGTTTCAGGAATCTTTATTCCTTTAAGTTCTCCACTTTCAATCGTCTTTTGAATTGTTGACCAATAAGCAACATTCTCTTTTTCTCTTTCAGCTGCTGCTTTAGCTTGAGACTGAACTACCTGAGCTCTTTCTGATTCTACCAAAGTAGAAAGTTTAGTCTGTGCTTTCTTGCTCTGCTTGAAGAGAATTCCGGTATCCTCGTAGTCCTGTAGAGTCTCATCGATCTCAGCTTTATCGTATCCCTGTCTTTTAAGAAGATCCGATAGAACAGCTTTCTGGGTTCTTACATCGTCCTCTTTAAGTTCAGCTGATACATAATCAGTTTGTGCTTGAGCAGTGTGATATTTAGAAGGATCTCCTCCGTCCATTCTGTACTGCAAGTATTCCTGAACGTCAGGAAGTTTTTCAAAGAGCTCTTCAAGATTCTGCATTGCCATTTGCTCTGCTGCCTTCTTAGTGAAACTTATAAGACCATCTTCAGTGTCTTCGTATGTTTCTCCTTCTTCAAAATTGATCCCGAAGGTTTTAGCCATGGTACCAATCAATCCTTCTCCTGGTTCGTCGTCTGCTTGGGTATCGTCTTCTACTTCATCCTCTACAGGTTTAGTAGTATCCTTTGGCTTATCAGCCGGCTTAACAGGAGGAATTGGTTTATCATCCAAATCATCTATTCTTTCCGGATCATCTATACCATCATCCCCAGAAGGTTTTGCTGGAGGCAAATTATCGCCTTCAGTAATCATGTCCATGAAGGACATTTTGTCGAGTAAATTTTCAGCTTTTGTTGTCATTGTTGCGTTGAAATTAAGTTAATGTGTGATGTTTTATTATTTTAGCGTTATGTGTTATATACTATAGACTATTTTTTCTTGTCGAATTTGTTCTTGTTCTCTTTGGCTATCTTAAGCTGGGTATCGATCTGCTTATCTTTAAGCTGAAGTTCTTGCTTTTTAAGATTAACCTGGTCCATTCTGGCGGAGCGTTTCTCGGATAGATCCATGTAGAATTTCTCCCTGTCCAGATTTCTCTTCTCAAGTTCGTTGATATCCATCTCTCCATTCCCGTCTATGTCGGATCCAAAGAGTGTAGCATCGATCTTCATCTGCTCTACCATTATTTTACCGTCGATATCGACACGCTTAAGTTCCATCTCATGTGCTTGCTCGTCCTCGCGCTGCGCAAGTACCATCTGCTGTAAGAGTTGTTCGTGTTCTTGCTGAGCCTGTTCAGAAGCTGCTTGCATAGCTTGTTCTGCTTCCTCTACCTCACGGAGTTTACGCTTGATCTGGGCAAAATTGGATCCCTCGAGTATCTCTGCAATAGTAGAAGGCTTAGCTTTATTCTGTGCAAACTCGAGTGCGAGTGATCTAAGGTTATTAAGTTTGGCAACTTCTTTAGCGGAATTCACCACAAACAGTCCTAATTCAGAAGAACAGAACTCATCGGGATTAATATCAAAGAACATTGTTTTATATTCCGAATTGATATACGATCCCTTCTTTCCTTTACTCCATGCGATTTGTGAAACGTCCAGAAGTCCCTGAAGATCTTTCTGTTCGGCGGTCTCAAATTTCCGGAAGATCTCTTCTGTAATAACTGAAGATTGGGTCAGCGCTTGTTCGGTAACTCCTTTTCCATCAGATGCCAGAGCCTGTCCTTTGCGTTGACGATTGATACCAAGTGACTCTTCCCACTCCATCTTGATTACCTCGAGAAGATTTAGCTGAGACTCGATGTATTTTCCGAGTGACATATCCAATACCTGGAATCCATTGAACCCTACTTTCTCTCCGGCATTTCCTTCAGCTGTAGAATCGACGTATGCAAATCCAAGAGCATCAGCATGATACATAAACTTATCATGAGTCCATCCATGGCGCTTAGGAATCATATTGATTTCCATAAGCATAATCTTATCCTTGTTCTTGGCTACAGAAAGTTCCATTCTATAGTGGAATATATTATACAGCACCTGATATGGAAGTCCGAGAGATACCACCGATATATTTTCTGAGTTACGATCACTAAGCGCTCTTCCGTTGTAAGGAATCTTACACTTCGAAGGATTATTCATAGTGGTCCTCTGAGCTTTGATAGGAGCAGATTCGGTATAAATATTTCCGCCTATCTTATATCCTTCGAATACTTCATTCAACCATTCCCATTTAATTTTTTCTTCTTCAGCCAGCTTGTAGAATTCCGATACCACCATTTCTTCCATTTCACCTGTAACAGGATTAGGATAGGTTACAAATCCGGTCTTGGTCATGCTCTTCCAAGTAAAATGAAATACATCATGGTACTCTGCATCGGAAGCATTTGCATATGCTGAAGCTACGCCAGGTAAATTGAAGCTTGTTGTACTATTGGTTCTGGATCCACCTTCCAGATAATCAATATCTTCTGGAGATAGTATATCATGAAACTTATCCAGGATATCGTTAGTAGTAAGCCTATTCCTACGAATAGCATACCTGCCATCCTCAATGAATACCACGTCCGGAGATTTGTCATACGCAAGATCAAGTGGGTTAATAATTTCATATTCAACATCATCAAATGAAACTCCTTTGTAGGTAAAGACATATCCAGTTACCAACCAGTCAAAGAATCCAAGCATGAACTTGTCTTCTATGTCGAGATCCGCCATCATGATTTCTATGGCTTCTTCACCCATAATAGCCCGGGTATCCTTGTACTTCTCATTGAATTCGCGTACCACTTTCTCTGGAGGAGGAACTTCTTGAGATGGACTCTGGGTATCTACTCCCTGTGCGTTAAGCTCATTTATATACTGTTGGTATACATTTCGAATAACTTCCTGCTTCTGCGCATCGTTCTTCTTGATAACCGTATCCGGATTCTTAGCTACCACATGATAGTTAAGAGGTCTGCGGGATTTCTCTCCAAGGAGAATATCAATAACCGGTTTGATGATATTGTAATTTCGGATCTTAGCCGGGAATTTCTTTGTCTTCCACTCTTCGGATTTATATGGATCCGTCACATAATCGTACTCCATCAGGTTCAGGGTACCATTATAGGCATCGTAATATTTTCCAAATTTGGAAGAGGTAGAAGGGAATTTGGCTTCTGATAGAAGTCCCTCCATACAGGCAATTCCCCAATCCTTATCTTTCTTGGATCTTGGAAGCCGTTGTTGTGGTAAAATCGTGGAAGTTTTCATGAATGCCAATTTATATGCCTTATACTTTTTTTAGTTATTTTACTGCTTTCCTTATTATAGAGACTATTTTAGAAGAAATCCCGGGAGAAAAAATCGTCCTGCTCCACATAATTATTCTCCACAACCGGTCTTAACATCTCATCTTTGATATAATACATACCCACAAGTAGTGCGGATACCCTATCGTAGTTACCTTTCCGGTAGTATCTGATAAGTTCATCCAGCAGTGGAATGTCATATATAAAATGTAGATTGAGCGATTGTTTTCCGTCCTCTGTTTTTCCTCTTGGAGTTACCAACCAGTCCCTGAGATAAATCTCTGCCTGAGCTTTTCTCTCTTCGGAACCCATACTCATCCCGTACTTACGTCCGAGTTTTCGAATGTTGATGTTGTGAGTCTTATCGATAATTTCAACTTCGCTCTTTAGCCATCCAAGTTTCTTGAACCTCTTTGCGTATCCGATAACGTCTCCGCGGTCATTCTCAAATCCGATCTTGGCATTGTAATACTCTGCCAGTAGGAACAGATTCATGTTATACTCATCCTGAGTCTTTGGTCTACCGACGTAACTTGCAACAAGCATGTCATCCGGACCAGATATATTGTTGATCTTCTTATACACAAATGCGCTACCAAGGGAAGATCCTCCATCGGTGTCGTTACCATACGGGTCATGAAAGATCACATACATTCCATCGGGTATAGAACCGTCATGGCTTCTATATGGGACTTGGTAAACTACCAATCCACCGGTCAGATCCTCGAGTCTATTATGCGGGAACTTGGTGATAATGTGCACGTTCTGGGATGGAAGAAACTTAATTCCGCTATCTTTTGTTTCGGATAGGTATCCAGGAACACCCATACTCGAGTATAGATTCTTACTCTGTAGGTATCCTCTCCACTCGTTAAGTTGGATGGTAGGGAAGATGTTATTGCTTGTACGTAAGAAAGCTTCGCGGGGACAATTAGAATACTCCGTGATATGCTTATCATATACAGCGCTGCTCTTGGCGCTCTTCTTGATAACTTCCCTTTTCTCTAATTCGTACTGCTCTGCTTCATCCTGAAGAGAGTTGCCATCTCCATCGATGAATCCGATCTTGTTAAGTTTATCCGGGAAGAAGAATGAGCATATAGAACCATTCGCTCCTTCATCCCAAGTATTGTTGTACGGAAGGATATTGTAGGGTTCTGGATTATAGAACATCTCTTCCATATCGATGGTACCGCCATCCATATCTCCACCGGTTCCGAATATTACGATCATTCCTGTTGTTACAGATCCATCCTCTACAGTAGGTTTTGTAGCCATGAACGAATCCTTCAGGTTATTGAATTTTCCACCCTCTTCGAAAAGTATAAGCTCGGAGTCTTTCCCGCGGGCAGCATCCGGATTGTCTTTGAAGGTAATGGCTATAACATCGGACTTATATCCTTTTTCAATAGGTTGTCCATTGATGTATTCGAAGTAAGATGCCCTGACATGTTCTTGTTTGTTTACTCCCTGGCGACGTTTTACCCAAGCTGTGTGCTCGTTGTAGAAGTTCATGTAGTTGATCGCCATGGTCATCGTACCTTTTGGATATAGGTACTTCTTCTCAAAAGCTCCAATCAGTGTGGTTGAATTCCGGACCGTATTGTAAGTGTTAGCACAGATCTTACCGTTCTTGTAAGAGAACCCTTTACGACGAGACTTGGCTATCAGCATGTGATGTCCGCCATCTAGAAGAGTAGGAGTATTGATCAGGTTAAGATCCTTTACCTTATCTGCAGCCATTCCGAACCTACAGATCTCAAAATTCCAGAAGTAGTCGTAATCTCCATCCCAAAAATCCGGGAAGGTGAGAATCTTTCGTCCGGTCTTAACTCGGTTCTTAACTAAAGTTGCCTCTTCGTTCTCAGTTTGAGTAAGTCGGATCTGACCGAAATTCAAATATGCATAGTGATGACCGGTGATCTTTACACCGCCGACAGAGTATCCTTCTCGGATACGAATGTTCTGTTCGTTCCAATAATCCATCCATGGAAGACTCCCAGCTGGATCCGGGCAGTAGTACCCGTACTTTAAAAAATGTTTTGCCTCGGTTCTAAATAGTTCCGTGTTTACAAACATCTAATTACATTAGTCTTCGAAATGGGTAGCTCCACCCCCTCCTTTGATTCTGCGTTCGTTGCTCTGCTCTTTCTTGACTTTTTCCTCCAACTCTTCAATAGTGGAGACTGCTTTTGGAAGTTTACTCGATAAATTTAGAAGCCGGTCTATGTTGTCAGCAAGTGCGGACAGTATATCCAGATCGGCATCTCCATCTTCCGGATCACTCTGCGCTTGCATCATGTCCTCGATGTTTTGTTGCATTAGTTTAATAACCTTCGTTGATGTGAGAAGGGACTCTTTGATTGCCTTAAGACTCTTTACAGATGGAGTTTCCATTAACTGTTCGTACTTAGCTACTGCGTTGATGATAGCTTGGTCCGGAATCCAGTCTGGGTCAAACCCCAAATCTTTCTTTACTACACCAAGTCTCTCCTCGCCACTGTAGATGGTGTAAGGACTTTTGTAGTCTGTAATAAAATAAATATAAGAGAACTCCTGGACAGCTACTCTTTTGTGAGAGTCCTTGTCCCGGGTCCAGATAACAGAGAATTCGGGGATTAATTTAATCTCCGGAGTCACTGTCACTTTGTACTTCTCTTCTTGGAATAGACTCATATTTTTTAATTTTTCGTTCTGCCATACTTTGATTGATCTTCTGTAGTCTGAATGGGTTTACCATAAACTTACCCAGGTACGGAAGAGATATTGCCTCGAATCCACTGTGCTCAATCATATGCGCCGTATACTTACTTTGGGTATTTACTATAGAATAAATCTCCTCAAAGGAAGTACCCATATCCTTTGCTATCTCTTTCATCAAGACAGTCGATAGATCCTTATAGTACTTCGGTTTCGCCATAGTTAAAAGTAAATTGTATCCCCTTTTTATAATGATTTGGATGAAGCATCGGGTGCAGATCGTACTTAGATTTAGCCGGTATGATCACCGATTTCAACTTTAACTTCTTAATATAATTATTAAGAACCGCTACATTGGCAATGCCAAGCTGTTCAGATACTACCTTTCTGGAAAGTGTTGTTCCTATTAGATCTGGATTATACTTAATAAACGCTACTAAAATCGAGATCTCCATATCCGTAAGATTGAATATGCCATTCATAAGAGTTACATAAGTCTTAATGTAATCCTCCTGCTTTATTTTAAACTGGATATTTTTCATGCGAATTTTTTACGGTTTGTATTTTGTTGCTTAATCTCTTCTTTAAGAGTCTTCGTACATCTTTAAGCATCATGATCATGACTTCGTTCTCTGTGGAGAATCTACTCTTCTGAAGACTGTACATCCTTTCAATAAGCATATCAACCACTTCTTCATTTGTAGTTCCGGGCTCATATGCGCCCTTCTCGTTCTTATAAGTGAATTGAATAAGTTGACCATCTTCTGAATTGAAATTCTTCAGTTCATATACGACACCCTCTTTCTTGCATACCATACAGAATAATATTTTGTTTAAAGCACAAATATACATAATTAGTATAGCTTATGCAACACATTATTCTGTTTAATATGCAAATAGGATATAAAATCGATCTTAGGAAGTTACCACTGAAGCTTCTTACTCTGTTCTCTAAGATGCTCCCTGGATATTTTAATGTAAGGACGCATTGCCCGAAAGTCATGATGACCGGACATAAGCATTACGTCTTGGACAGCTATTCCTTTCTCAAGGGCAAGTGTTACAAAAGTCTTTCGTGCAGTGTGAGTAGTAACCTGTTCGAAGAATGGTACGAGAGTTCTACGTCTGGTCTTGGAATCGTAGAGTTCTACTGCCCGAATGATATTTAGGATCTTGAATAGTTCTTTCAGTTGCCAGTTATAGACCGGATTCGGAATCTTTGGAGTAGTCGCTCCATAACGAACCAGGACCATATTGGCTGCATTAACAAGCGGGGCTATGGCATCTCCGCCGGTTTTAATCTGGTTGTAAGCAATCACTCCATTGTCCACCCAATAGTCCTTGAAGTTCTGTGAGTCCGAATAGCGCATTCCTGTGCAGCAGCAGAACACAAATAGATCCCGAGTTCTTCTAAGGTACTCCGGAACATCTTCGGATTCAATTAAGTATTTCAGTTCCCCTTCATACAGAGGGTGTACGTTATGCACATTCTTCCACTCGTAACTGAAATGTGTCCTTGGTAGTTCCGGATACGCCCACTTGTAGAACGCGGTCAAGCACCGGACATGTTTATTGATGGTAGACTCTGAAAATACATTGATCTCGGTTTTGTCCTCGTCCTTCAGGTTCTTTTTCTTTAGTGTAAGAAATTGAATGTACCTGCCGAACTGTACTTGTTCAAATCCTTTGAATGTGATATCATACTGGTCCATCTTACAATACTCCTGCAGTCCACTCTTAAACTGATTATAGTTGTTGATCGTAGTAGGAGATCTGGATATTCTCTTAGTATTGAGGTACTCCTCGAACATGTCCCAGAATGGTTTGTAGTGACTCTCAGGTTTACCGAAGTCATCTGGGGTTACTCCAGTTACTTTAAAGTATTCTCTTCGTAGAGCATGTACGTCCGGATACACATTGGCTGTTCTTAAGCGTGAGTTAGCCGTGAACATATCTTGGAGCATTTGATTGATCTTATCGGTCTTAGGTTTAAACTGAGGATCCGATGGTCTGAGATTCGGAATAGGATTCTTAGGATCTGATACTTGAAATCCGGTGGTTACTTGGAATTTCTCACCGCCATGATAATATATCACATAGATATACCCACGTTGTGCTATTGTAGTAAATTTTCCCATGCTGCTAAAATGTAAAAACAAATGTAAACTAAAAAAGAGCAGCTTTAAAGCAGATTTGAAACTTAATTTTTTAGCTTTGTTGAAACTTCGGCAGTATAGACGTGGCGTGGGATATGCCTGTCACGCCGAGGGTCGCGGGTTCGAGTCCCGTCCGCACCGCCAACGCTTACAGAGTAGCTTGTAACACAGGTAGTTACAGAATCGGAAAGAAAAAAGCAGCTTTAAAGCAGATTCAGAATGCAAAAACCCAGGTCTTTTAGGTCTGGGTTTTTTCGTTTAGCATTTGCCAGATTTCTTACTGGTCTTCTTCGGTGCAGCTTTCTTTGTTGCCATCTGAATTGGATTTAGGGTTATTACTATCAACTGTCTCAAGTTCTTGGGATATCTCTTCTGTAGTAGATGGAATATCTGGTCTGCCTCTAACCAACTTGGTTAATTCCATACTTGCTTTTGAGGTTCCATTGGTATGCTTTATCTGCCTACAGGTGCATTGGTAGAAGAATACCCATCTGCATTCATCCTCCAAATAAACAACTCGTAGATCCGTCGTCTTTCTGCACCGGGGACATACTCCCATCTTAGGAAGATCTCTTGCACAATAGTTAATACTCATCTGAAGTCTTTGAGCTATATCTTGCTCCTGGGTAGGTTGTGTAACTTGTTCTTCCATAATCTTTAGTTTGTTTCGTACAAGTGCAATACGGTGACCCCTTACGTATAAACGTATACTATATTATACTATATATATATAGTTGTACGCAGATATACCATATTGCACATTTGTACAACCTCCACTATTTAGTGGTCTTTTTAGCTGGTTTAGCCTCTGCATTTGCCTGGCTATCAGCAGTTTGAGCTGCATTCACCATAGTGTCTGTTTTCGGAGCTTTTTCAGCCTTACCAAATTTAGGAGTTTCATTACTCAGAACAGCTTCTACTGTGTTCATAGTCAGGTCACTGAAGACAGCTTCTTCCAGAACGCCATCATTTTCCATAAAGATTTTCATTTTCATTGTAATTGATTTTTAAATTAATATTCGCACTCTTCAAATTCTTCTATCGGCTGCTTCTTATAGGAAACTCCGGTTATCTTAAATGACTTATACAGATATGCTTTTGTTTGATTACGCATTTGCCGGCGTATAACCACATCCGGTTCTTGCTGGTAGTCATAGAATTTACTCACCTGACGAATCAACGCATAAGGATCATACCTATACAGACTTGCTGCGTGTTTCTTTGTTCCTACTCGAACTATGATTCCAAGTTCCATAAGATAATCAAGTGACTTCTCTACACGTCTTCTTCCAAGTCTGAGCGATTTCTCTAACTGGAGAGTAGTAGCTCTAAATACTCTGGTTCGAGAATTTATGGCTATTAGTGTAATTTTTTCGAACACTAAGATTGTGTCCAATTCAAGCTCAGGATTATACATATCCAACCGCTTGTAGTTCACTGCTAAAGGACTAAAATAATCTACGAATTTTTCCATATGATTTTGCTATTGATGAAGTACAAATATAAACCTTTTTTGAATTTAAACGAAATATTATTTGGTTTAAATATACTTTTTATATATGTTTGTAGAATTAAACAGAAGAATGTTCTTTGACGTATTGATAAACAATAAAGCGAAAATTAAAAATCAATTCTGAAAAAGTAACCCGGGGTCGAGGGGATCGAGGTTGGAGATTTACTCCGGGTACTTTTCATAAATATACAAAATATTAGTTGCACCTGCAACAATCGGATACGATAAACTTCACGCTAATGCTATACGATAAAAACAAAACAAAATTCCATCTGGGGGACAAAGTAAAGGTCATTAAATATGGTCATCCTTACTGGCACCATAAATCAAATATGAAAACTCTTTCATTTCCTATAATCGAAGAAACTGAAAATCTCATTATATACGATATAAGTTCTGATATAGTAGGACAAGTAGGTACAGTAAGAGATATTAACTCTCGTTACGATGGAAAAAATACCTATGCACTTGACGGTATTCCTGACAAGACTGCTTGGTATTATGAAGAACAATTAGAATTAATACCACAATAATATGAAGTATGATACAGAAAGAATAAGCAAGCTCTCACAAGAACTATGCACATACGAGTTCTTCGAGCAGCATAGAACCGGAGTAATGGAAGATCCACACATGAGCGGAATAGTTCTCTTTACTATAGAAGAGTGCTCCGAGGTCGATGCCTGGATTCTAAGCGAAACTAATAACATAGGAAGACATGGACTAATGCATAAGCGTAATTCATGGGAATCACCAAATGTGAGATACAGAAAGAAACAATCTAAATCCAATACAGATGATACTAAAGTTCAGGAAGAAACCAGTAGTAATTGAAGCTATTCAATTCAGAGATGATTCTAACACAGTGCTCGCTATACAAGCATTCATGAATACTCATCTTATCGTAAGCTATAAAGATCCATTGCACACCAAACTTCTAATCGAGACTCTCGAAGGAACTATGGAAGCTTCTGTAAATGATTGGGTCATCAAAGGAGTAAACGGAGAATTCTATCCTTGCAAACCAGACATATTCGAAAAGACCTATGAAAAAGTTTAACCCTATACCATGGTGGGACAGGAACTACAATCTCCTGTTCCATCGCTCTAAATGTATGAATCTCGTATTCATGGGTAACTACATTGCTTACAATGATTGCATCTTCAACGGTACTAACGTATGCAGATGTCTCGGTAATGGATGGTTCAAGATTATTGATGTTAAACCAATACTATAACCGCTATGCCAGACATATCTTTGTGCACAAACAATAAGTGTCCGAGGATTAGAGATTGCTACAGACAAACTGCTATAGCTGATCGTACTCAATCCTACACTTGGTTCGAAGCTGAAGGGTGTACTAAATTTATTAATAATAGAAACCGATGACATATAAAGTATTTCCTGATTATGCACTTATTGAACTGCCTCCAATTGCAGAAGAAAACTATACAATCCAGGGAATAGAGTTATGGACGCAAGTTCGTAAAAAACACACTGATGGATTGTATTATTATATCTTAGTTGGATCTCGAATCCAAATTGAAACCTTTGAATACGAACGGAATAAATCTAAAGTAACTAATGAAGCTATGGTCTACTTCTTGAAAGAAGTCTACAACGCTATACTATTCCATGTGATAGATCCTGATTTGAAGAGAGATCGAGATGGTACTCTAATCTACGTGAGAGATAAGGATCAGAGAGATGAGAGGGAAAGAATTTTTTCTAAAAAATTTTAGGATTTATGTGAGTTGGGATACCACATCTCAAAAACACCCTACCCTCATCTTACAGGATCGAATACCCGGTCTCTGTTTAAAAATCCCGATTATGCAGATATTGAGAAGTTCAGTTAAGATGCAATCAGGCATCTTCGAGTATACCAACAAAAAAGGTGAAACTCGTAAAGGTAATGTTATTACCCTGAGAAATGGTGTTGAATTGTTTCACAATGCTAAAGCAGAAGAAACAGTTATCGAATATGAATCGTATGCCGTTGGTGAGATTATACCTTGGGATCCTACGAACAAGTTCGATAAGCCTTTCAATAAATTGAAAGGACAGATTAATGCGCAGTTCGTTGCCCTTGGCAAAGAGCACGAAGCAATCGTAGAAAGTGCACTGGTTTAACCAGTGCTTTTTTTATTGTGTGCTACACATTAATCTATGAAACCTGTTCATATCCCATTTACATTCTGCACTATCATGCTACTCTGCATGAGTGCAGTCTGTGTTGTTCGCACATTTAATGCTATTACAGCATCAGAACAATCAGCTAATGTACTGATCGCAGTTCTATTGTTTGTGTCTGCAATATTTGTGCAATTCGTACTGCGTAAAGTGCGTGGATAGTGTGTGTGTACGTTGCCCAGCAACTCACACTCCATATTCACCCATTTCTCTCAAATGCATATTCTTGTGCATACTATTATATGACCTTTTTAACCTCATAATCCCCAACATTATGAAAAGATTAGCAATCATCGCAGGTATCTTGACCTTCGTTGAATGGACTGTGAATCCTAATTCATAGTTCTATGACCTAAGCATGTCTTTAAACTGCTCTCTTTACCGTTATCAATCGGTGACAATCGTATGGGGCTACTATTGTGTTAATACAATTGACTGTTAATCAGTTGTATTTGATACCATCTTTAACAGAGATGAACACAAAGTTAGTGCAGAGTATAAAATTACGAAGCGTCCATCAGGAAGTGATGATCCTGAAATAGGTAGCTTAAAACCTTAATCCATTGTTCTATTTACCATGAACAATGTATTGCTGACCGTGTGGTAACGGTACTAAAAGAGCATAATTGCTCGATACAATTTGGGTCTCAGCATGACCATTAGCATTTGATAAGTGCTATGTAAATTTGTATTAAAATATACACGACAATGAAATCCAAGGACTAAAATATCAATCCTTGGTACTCCTCATAGGACAGTTGCTCTCCTCATAAACAAGATCGGTTACTACTCTGATATACAGTGCCGCAGTAAATAGTATATCACATTGAAATTATTGTGCAATTCATAACTCACTTCGGTGAACCGTATAGTCGGACACATAACAATTACTCATACTGCTACAATAGAAAGTCCAATACTTCTGATCGTGCAGGCTGGTACAAAGCGATTTAGTCAGCCCAGGGTGTAATTGTTACAATATGGATCAGGGAAAAACCCTGATTAAGTCCTGTGGATTACAGCAGGATATACTACGGTGGGATTCCGTATGAGTGGAGATAATTAATCCATATCGGTGATGCCGGTAACAGGTCCACGGGATAAGCAGAACATCATAAGCATCCAATATTATTATTAACAGTGGTTTTCATATTATGACCTAACAATGTGATGTAAATCCCTCAAACTTAGCCTGGTCAGCGAACTATCATGGATACACATACGATAAGTCCTATTTTATCCCCTTATTAGGCAATGCAGGTAAGACTACCGCAAAGGGGACATTTTGTTCGAGCTATCCAAGTGAAACTATATTCACTATCTTATTAGATGCACCATGAATGCGTGTGCTGGCTGGTAGAATACGTAACTCGGAACATAAAATATACAGGTCAACAGTTATACCTGAACAAAATAACTAATCCCCAAACAAATAATACAATGAAAACAGTAAAAGTAATAGACAAAAAAGAAACAGGTATTGATCGTATTATGGCAATAGCATTAGAATCCAAAATGCCAGGTGTAAATATCCAAGCTATTATGCAGATAATCAATGCAACTCCAAATGCTACATTAGCAATGGAAGTATTGTTGGGTATATACGAACCTGAAGAAGTTGCTCTTGAGAGTGAAATTAAACACTCTGAAATTATTGGTCTTGCCCGATTCAAAGAGTACAATATGTGGATTGATAAAGTTCAGTATGAATATGATTACCATCAGTTTGTTGTTAGGTATTTCAAAACTCAGGAAGATGCTGATTCTTGTGCAACTGCTGATGAGTCATACAAAAACAGCATTTCTAAATCTTGGGAAGATATTGATTACAAAGTGGTAAAGAAGTTCTATCAGGGTATTAAAAGAAATACAGATTATACCTCTTTATCCTCATGGAATGCTAATGCTCCGGTTCAAGTTGATAACAGGGAACCACAAATGGAATACCCTCAGTAATTACCAAAAAGACTACACTCTTGTTGTAACAGGCAGGAGTGTAGTTACCTATTAAAATTGTTATTTCTATAAACCAAATACAATATAACTGTGAGAAAACATTCATTGACCGCGAAAAAAGGATTAAGCATGTCACAAGCTCAGTCCATCTCTAATCTCTGTAATCAGAGAGTAATAGAGTTGACCTCAATACTTACAGGCGTGAATAACGCTTCTAAGTCTGTGAAAATAGCTGGTGATAAACACACAATTGTAGCAGCTAAGCCATTACCGGAGAATGTGACAGCTCTATTGCTTGAGAAAGCAAGATTATCAGCATGTCAGGCATTCTTGATGGAGAACATAAAAGTTAAAGATGCTTTAATCACTCAGGTTAAAAGCTCCAAAGCTGGTATTTCTGGTATCGTTTATCCAGCTTATCCTACTCTTAATGAGGAAGATGATTTACCTAATGTAGGTGAAGATTGGGGATGGGAACAGCTAACAGTATCCGAGGTAAACGAATTCCTGGAAGCTGAAGCATACGCTGCTCATATTGGACAGTTCATTCATTCTGGTAATCCATTGGATAAACTCAGAAAAGAACTTCCCGGTATTCCTGCGATTGAATGGTTGGTAGTAACTGAAGGGACTAAATCTCCAGTTACAATAACCACTCATCACACAAGCAAACAACTGATGGAAATTCATGAATCTCTTGCTCAAAAGCACAGAGAGTATGAACAAAGAGTGAACTACTTCAAAGCCAAGGTGAAGAACCTTGTAACTGAAGAGAATTCCCGTATTGCCTCTATTAACAAAACTACTCAAGTGAATAACGAAACTTCGAATAATGAGTTAATGGTACAGTATCAGAGAGAATTCAGAGTCATTCAAGAGAGAGTCCGCACAATCCAAACTCAGTTTGAGATTGACAGACAATCTAAGATCAGTGAGCTTGTTGCACTCAGGATAAATATCGATGAGCGCTTTCAGCCGGTAGTTGATATGTTCCTCTTTACTCTTCCAAAAGAGTAATAATACAAAGGTGAAGGGTAAACAAAGCAAAAGCCGAGTTTACTCTTCTTTATGCCCAGTGATACGTCCTTTAAATTTACACAAATAACTTATGCAATGTTCTTTTGCAAAAAGAAAATCTTGAAAACCAATCGCTTTCTCTGTGAAAACCAAATGTTTTAGTGGATTTCAAAAAATACCACATCGTAGTATAGGTTATCCTTCGGGAACAAATTAGACTACAAAACTGACTGAGTTTTCGCCTTTGCCTTTGTTGCAGAGAAAGGTCTTTGCCCTTGATTTTGATTTTGTTTGTGTCTATATAGACGTATCACTGAGTAACTTTCTATTTAAAATATTATCCAATCCTATACAGTGAGATAACTACTCATAAGTCCAGTTCTACTGGAGTGGATACACGGTAGGCAAGCTCAGAAGTCGCGCTCTGAAAATCCCTGTTTGATACCACATAAGGATTGGACCACATTGATGAGTGAGTGTAGCAGACGGCACGGCAGGGTTCTTATCTATCTCATTCCTGCAAGATTGGGTTCGATTCCCTAACTCATCCCAATACTACCTGCTGAATCATAAACAATAACCGGACCATGAAATATTGGTGCTGATCTTTGAATACCATTGATCCCATAAGTTATAGCTCTCCAAGGAGCGCTGTTTGTTTTCAGATACCAAACCCAGGGTGGGAGTTGATGTAGCTAATCCAACTGTAGCTGAGGTATTCCACACTTGGAGTGGACAGGTAGTTCTTTTTAAACCAATTAAACTATTATATATGACAGATCAACTTATCACATTCGAAACAGCCAAGCTGTCTAAAGAGAAAGGATTTGATTTAATAAATCATTTAAAAAATGGATTACCTCCAACTCAATCCTTACTTCAGAAATGGTTAAGAGAAAATCATAATATTCATATTGTTATAAGCCCAACAATGGGAGCTATAATAGTAGAACTATTAAACCCTGCTTTAACATGGGGAAGTATTCCACCACAAAAATCATACGAAGAAGCTCTTGAAGCTGGACTAATAGAAGCATTAAAATTAATCAACCTTAATCCCTAAACAAGTGAAAGAAACAATTTCAGAAAACCGATTTTTCGGTACAATAGCCATTATACTGATTGTATTAATGGCAATAGGATTTTTATCCTCATGTGGCAATTCAAAGAGTCAATTCAATGCAGAACATCCTGAATTCAAAGCTGTTGTGTTATCTGTTGAGAATAATACTTACAAAGAATACAGAGAATACAGGTTGAAAGATTTGGCTAAAGGTGTTACAGTAAGTAGAAGAATGTTAGAATCCTACATAGTAGGTGACACCATAATTCTAAGACGATGAAAGAAAAATCACCATCTCTTTTAAGAGAAGTCGATGAGCTAAAAGCTCTAATGGCTATAAGCAGAGAACGAGATCTAACCGATATGGAAACAGATCGCGTTATTAAGCTGATGCATACTGAGAAGTATACTGTATCAGCTGGTAGTTAAACTATGCCGTTGCCGAGTTGCCAAGTGTGCCAAGTCCCTGTATCTTGCATTATATCAATGCATTAGGGCACTTTGCACAGTTGGCACGGTAGGCAACGACTAATTGGGGAGGTAGCATAAGGGTTAGTGCAGCTCGCGAGGTGATAATGGTTCGAATCCATTCCTCTCCACAAATTGATTTCGTTGAAATATTAACTTAAATATAGCAAAATGATTACAAGAACATTTGAATTCTATGAGTGTGAGCACTCAGGAGATCTCGGTAGTTATGAAGACGATGTAAGAGAATCTGGAGGAGAAATTATTAGCAGTGAGCTTAATCCTCGTGATGAACTCGGTACAATCTCAATTAAATTTGAGAATAAAGAAAAGTACGAAGAGTTCATGAAGAAGTTTAAGGAAACCAATGCGTATGACTTCATAAATTAATGAAAACTGAATGGGTAAAAACAAACGACTACTATAATCGTGAAGTAGTTACTTGCGATGTATGGAGTTATAAAGTTAGTCAAAATACAACGATTTACCTTATGGATGAACCAAACTTCACATTTACTGTATCTGCAGGAGCCGATAGTGATAGAAGTTACACAGGTTGTTTTTATGGACATCCGGAAGTGACTAATCTTAGTCAAGCAATGAAAGGAATAAAAGAAAAACATCCTAATTATTTTAAATGAAGACACTCTTAAAAATCGATTCCACGGATAAGATCCGAATAATCAAAATTTGGACTGAAGAAGATATAATCAAACGTGAAACCGGTGTATTGAACGGAAATCTTATACCATCATCTTCTCAGTGTGGTCCTAAAAATATAGGACGTAGCAATGAAACAACCGGCGAACAACAAGCTATTCTTGAAATGGAGAGTACCGTAAGGGAAAAATGCAATGAAGGATATGTGGATGCATCTGATTGGGATTTGTCTATAAGTGATAGAAATATCATGGATAAGATAAAGATGAATGTAACTAAAGCACCACAAGCCATGTTAGCCAAGGTGTATGAGCCCAAGTATGCTGATTACATCAATGGTGTAATGGTATCAGCAAAACTCGATGGGATGAGATGCATGGCAGTGATCCCTTCTGTAGGTGATATTGTACTCTGGAGTCGTGGAGGCAAACAAATCGATACTATGCCCCATATTATTGCTGATTGTAAAAAACTACAAGAATCTGGATTTGTTGGCATTCTGGATGGTGAACTATATGTGCATGATAAAGATGCAGATAATTTCCAGGAAGTAATGAAATCCATCAAAAAGTATCGTCCCGGAATTTCTGAATTAGTAAATTACCATGTGTATGAACTGATCGATGAGAATGAAAATGCAGCAGGGAGATACAATACTATAATCTCAACGATTATACACTTACCTCTTGTATCTATTAAAGCTCATGCTCAATTTATATGTACGAGTGAGGAATCAGTAATGAAGTTTCATGAGCAATTTCTATCTGAAGGATACGAAGGCACAATGGTTAAGAATGCTAATAGTCTATATCAACAAGACAAGCGCTCATCAGATCTTCTGAAACTTAAAAACTTCCAGGATGCTGAATTTGTGATTGTGGATGTTGTTCCCATGGACAGAAAACCGGAATGTGGTATTGTAGCATGTAAGATTCTAACATCAAATGGAATGGTGCAATTCAAAGCAACTCCAAAGATGAATTATGAAGCCCGCAAAGAACTATTAACTAATCGATTAGATTATGTTAATTGTGTGGGTACAGTAGCATTCTTTGGTCTTACAGCCGATGGCATACCAAGATTCCCAGTATTGAAATCAATCATTAAACGAGGAGATCCAGAGGATTTCCGTATTAAGTAACTCATCAGGTTCTTTAAAAGAAGGGAAGAAGATTAAATATTTCCCTGCACCGGTACCATTGGTGCTAAATCCGGCTATAAACATTGCCTGATGCTTTTTGACAAAGAGAAGTGTAGCTCAGTTGGTAGAGCGTATGGCGTAGGCTTAGGCTTAGAATTAAGTTTCTATAACCTACTAAAGGAACGTGTGGTCGGGAGTTCGAATCTCTCCACTTCTCCAAATTAATTAAACCCCATAAATCATGAGTAGAAACAAATTTTACGACGATGGTCGCTGTACAATTGTGCGTGGTGATGATCATGCATTAGGTGAATTCTTACAACTCTTTGATGAAGAGTTAAAAGATGCTGACACCGAAGATATTGTTCTTGATTGGGATGAATTATTCGGATACTCAATTAACAAAACCGGAATTACTGAAGGTACCCCACTTGAGATAGCAAAAAAGTATATAGAGAATATCAATACTGTGGATGCGGAGAATTTACTTGAAAATGCATCATAATGGAAGCAGCTATTAAAGTTTTACACAATCGAATATTTGAAATCAATCTTAAGATAATAATATTCGAAGAACATGGGTGGAATACGCTTCTACTTACAAATGAAGTAACTGAAATTCAGTATGCTATTAGAGTATTAAAAGAAATACAATCATTAAAGCTGCATCATGCATTATAGAACAACACCAGAGCACATTACAATCTTAGAGAAGAACCAGATATTCGTATTTGGTTCTAATCTCTCTGGTTACCATTTAGGTGGAGCTGCTCAAGCTGCTTATCTAAATTTTGGAGCTAAATGGGGTCAAGCTGTTGGAGTACAAGGTAATTCTTATGCTATTCCAACTATTGATGCTAATGTAGTTAGAACACTCTCAACTGGAGAAATCTTAACCTATGTCCATGAATTCATGGATTGGGCAGGACAATTTCCAGAATACGATTTTTTAGTTACACCTATTGGGTGTGGAATAGCCGGATTAAAAGTATATGATGTAGCTCCATTATTTATGGAAGCCTATTTGTATAAAAACATTTGGTTACCGGAATACTTTTGGAATTACTTAAGATATAATTAGTTATGAAGACAGAACTTGAACTATCAGAAATATTCTGGAAAAATCCAGAATATAATGAAAAAATGAGCTTTTCTGCTTTTAATAAGTTGGCTGCTATACTTCAAAAAGATGAAACTGTTACATCTGAGAATAAATCGTATAGTACGTTATTTGATGAGAATGCAAGTTACCCGAGATTAAGTACTGAACTTTTCATCGACAAAGAAACCTTTCTCAGAATCATTGACGAGGTGAGGAGGTAGGAGTTGATTGAGTTTAGTATAAAATTAAACGGATGCATCTCTATTGATACGGAGATTTTAATTGACCAATACCTAACCGAAACTAAAACTAAGTGAGATGAATACAGTAAAAAATTGCGCAAAGTCAGACATGATGAATGATGCTTTAAAGCATTATGATGAAGCTGGAAGAGCTATTAATCATTGGCGAAGTGATATATACGAAGCTATTAAAGCGTATTATTCCGAATCGAATCAACTCGAATCCGAATCCCCCCGACCTGTGGAAGATGGGAAGCCTTATTGGGTGATTGAACGTAAATGCGAACATTGTTTTGAGTGGTATAATGAGTTAGATAAGAATTGGTATAATGATATTCATAAAGCCACAAAGTTTGAAAAACAGGAATATGCAGGTCATGTATTTGTACTAAAAGCTGGAATAGGACTAGAACATTCCTATGTAGCCGAACACAATGGTACGTCAAACGGTTGGCAATATGAAAAGTGCCGTATTAAATGAACAAAATTATCAATTTAAAACAATTTTAATATGAAAACAAAAACTTCAATTTTAGCAGTAACTAAGGCATTTTTTATATTGCTTGTTAGCAGTTGTTTATTAGTTAGTTGCACACAAGAAAAATCAAATTCAATTAATGAAGATTCACAAAATAGGATTAGATTAAAAGAGGTAAGAATTATTAATGGTTATAGATACTCAATCATTGAAGTTGATTCAGTTGAATATCTTACACAAGACAAAGGTGGATTCGTTCGGTTATCTAAATAACTGCTAACTATCCGCTAAGCGACAAAATCCCATACAATATCTATTGAAAGCGTATGTAAGGACTGAAAATAACTAATACAATAACAACATGACCACCGAACAGATTTCAGAGCTATTCGATAACAACAGCATCGGAAAGTCACCTTGGAACGATGCCTATATGAAAAAAGAAACCTTTCTCAGAATTATTGAAGAGGTGAGGAGGGAGGAGTTGATTGCGTTTAATAAGTGGCATTCAAGATTCTTTGATATACCTGAACCTATTGAAATTATTGAAATGTACCTAATCGAAACTAAAACAAAACGGAAATGAAAACAGAACTTGAAATACTCAAAGATGTACAGTTATCATTTAGGCTTCAATCTGATACGTCAACCATGAATCACGGGTACAGAGTGTTATGTGAGAAGATTGCTAAACTCGAATCCGAATCCCCCCGACCTGTGGAAGATGGGAATTTCAAAACAGAAAAAGAAGCTATCAAATGGGTGTTACATAATACTCCTATTATGGTAAAATCTGTGAGGAAATGTAGAACTAAATTAGTATTTCCTTTCAGGGGTAAAAGCGCAATGAATGATGTATGTGAATGTTTAGGAAGGGAATTATTTAAAAAACAACTTGAAGCCGAACACATGGATGTACCAGAGTGGAAGAAAGAGGAATAACAATGAAAACAGCTTATATATTTATAGAAGATAAAATGCCGGACGATAAAGGTCGACAGCATTTCTGGATTCAATGGTTGTCAGATACTATTGGAAAACATTGTAATGAAACAGGATTAAGAGGCACTCTTACTTTCGGAGATTTAAAAGAACACATAAAACTATGGGAAGACAGAGG